ATATCCATACCCCCGTCCTCCAAAGGCACCCCCTCTTTTTCCGCTACCCCCTTCCCATGCCTTGATCCTGCGGGGCCCCACCCCTGACCACGCCTGCGCCGCTAGCTACCACCACGCCCCGGCGCCGGAGACCATACCAGCCACGTCCCAGGCCGAGGCAAATACACAGCCAAAACACAGCGCCGCCGAAATCCATTGCAATTGCAGAGAAAATATTTAATGACCGATTAAATTTCTTCTTCCGAATTGCGGCGGCGGTTTTTCAAGTTCCCGGCTGACCGCCGGATTTACGTTTGTCGGCTCCGCCTCCCGGAAAGCAAGGAAAGCGTTGTCTGCTCCCCAATCTGACCTTATCAAAACAGCCAGAATCTCGCGTTTTTTAAGGTCACCGAACGCCCAATATCTCTACAAATCTCCAATTATCTCCTGATATCTCAAAATCTCTCGTGTTTTCTCAATATTGGCATCAAATTCCAAAAGGAACTCGGTGGTAAGCCAAAGAGAGCGCAAAGAGAAAGCAGGCAAAAGAAAAGCCCCGGCAGAGTGGTAAAACTCTGACCGGAGCGATGGGGGAACCGTAAAAGAAAGGGGGCTGTTCTTTCTCTCTTTTGGGGGGATTATAGGGGGGGATTAAGGAAAGGGGTATGGGGGAAACCATTAAGGGGGACCATTAAGGGGGCTTTTCTCTCTTTCTTGGAAAGCGGTCGGTAGCGGTCGGTAGCGGTCGCTTTTACAATTTCTCCCTAATGGCCTCAATAATCCAGGCGTTGACGCTCATATTGTCGCGGGCGGCGGCGTGCTTTATCTGATCGACAGTCACCCCGTCGGCTCCATCCTGTCGAACCCTGACCAGCAACTTGTGATATGTCTTTGCCTCATATCGCGCCTTGACCTCTGGAGCAACATGCCCTTTCCAGGTCGGCCCTGGTTTCTTACTTGCTACCATGCTGAAAAACCTCCTGTTTACTGATGCTATTTATTATAACAAAACACATGCCGATATCGCCATGTAATAACTGCACAAAAAGCAGATTGCGAAACTGTGCAAGGCGACAAAGTTGTTTTTTGGGGCTTGACATTCTCATGCCGCTAGCGTTATGATTGAGCCACAGCAAACGAAACCCCGCAACCGTGACGAAAATTTTAATTTTGGGAGGATATAACCATGACAAAATATTTCATCAACTGCAAGAACCTGGACGAGCTGAAGAAGGCATACAAGGCCGCCGCCTTCAAGAACCACCCGGACCGCGGCGGAGACACCGCCACCATGCAGGCCATCAACGCCGAATATACCGCCCGTTTTGAGGTCCTGAAGCGTAGCCAGAATGAGCAGGCCGCCGAGGATACCACCGGCCGGACCCGCGCCACCACTGAGACCGCCGGCGATTTCATTGCAATCGTGAATCACCTGCTGAAGCTGGACGGTCTGGAGATCGAGCTATGCGGGCGCTGGCTCTGGATCGGCGGAGACACGAAGAAGCATAAGGAAGCCCTGAAAGCCTGCGGCTGCCGCTGGTCCCAGTCCAAAAAGCTGTGGTCCTGGCACTATGCCGAAGAGGGCGACAAGTGGCACCGCGGCACAAAGACCATGGCCCAGATCCGCAACAAGTACGGCTCCACCACGTTCTCCCGCACCGGGAGCTATGAATCCGACGCGCTCCCCGCTTAATGGGGAGCCGTCCAGAATCAGAAAGGAGATCGCACCATGAAAATCTATTTCTTTGAGTTAGACCCGGAGACCGGCATTTATAAGGCCGGCTGTAAGGACGAAAACGGCAAGCGGTTTGTGGCCTGCATCTGGGCCACCGGAGGCCGCTCCTATGTTTCCACCGGCTCCTGCCGGACTGGAGATCACCGCGTTTACTGGCTCAGTGACGCCCAGGAGAACGCCCTGACCGCCTTTATTTACAGCAAGCAATATTCCTATGAGATTTTGGAGGGTATCGCATGAGCTATGAGAAGCTATTCACCCGGTTCGGGTCTCCATCCAAAGAGGCGGAGATCCGAATCACCGGCTATCTGCAACACCCCGCGAAGCTGACCCTTGACCGCATCCCGTATAACGACCAGGTCGCCGCCCGTGTGATTGCCAGCTGTGAGGGCATGATCGAGAAAATGAAGGAATACCGGCAAGCCCTGGCCGCCCGATATGCAGAGCTGTCCACGGCATCTTATAGGCTTCGGCTGGAATTGAAGCGAGAAGCGGGATGGTACAGGAAAGGTATTACTTACTATGTGACCATTTACAAGATCTACGAGGACGGGACAGAGATTGAAGAACTCCGGGAACATTACCCAGGCAAGGAACGCCACAAGGCCCTCTCCCGGTTCGAGGAATTGAAGAAACAACGCCCAGGAATTGAGACGACAAAAGACATCGAAAAAAGGAGCTGGGAGCGATAGAAAAACCGACCCGAAAGGGCCGGTTTTTGGTTTACAAATAACATTCACAGTATCGACACAGCACTTCCATACAATGCCTGAAATTACTTAATTACAAGTTAAAAAAGATTTAAATCTTCCGTTTTTTCTTTATTTACATAATTCTACATAATTCCGCACGAAATCACTGTTGCTCTAAGGATTCCGCGGTTGGCTATAATTTCATCGTTCTGTACTTCGCTGTAAGTTTTTGGTATAATTTCGACACAGTTTCGACACAGTTGGCTCCCAATTATTTCCAACAAAATACACACGAAAGTAGTTTTGCTTTACATCACCTGCCGGTTTACATGCTCCTGCAGCTTGGAAATTGCCGTCTGTCTGTGGCCGTTTCGCAGTTCCTGATATACCCCTTCCAGGACCTCTCTGGTGTCTCCCAGCCATTCCGCCGCGCTCCTGGGATCAACGCCGGCCTCAAAGCAGATCGTGGCGAAACTGTGCCGGAAACAGTGGGGAGTGATCGGGAAGGTCTCTCGGCTTTTGCCGTTGTCCAAATACTCCCATTCTGTCAAACCCGCATCCCGGCAGTATTGACGCCACGCCGTATTGACCTCAGACGCCGTCATGTGGTCCCCATACTTTCCGGAGAAGATCAGGCCGATCCGATTCTTCGGCAAAGCATCTGCCAGCGGCTTCAAAAGCGGAATGTCCCGGCGCCCGTTTTCGCTTTTCAAATGGTGCTCCAGATGCGGGACCTGGCCCCAGGCGTAATTGAGCTTTTTCGTGATGTGGACTACTCCGGCCTTTCTGTCGATATCGTCCCACGTCAGAGCCAGCGCCTCACCACGCCGGCAGCCCGTATAGAGCAGAAGCAGGCCCAGCATCCACCAGTCACCTTCCCGGCATACCATAACGGCCTTTTCCTGTTCTTCCGTCAAAGCGTTGCGTTTTTTGACCGGGAGGCCGCGGGACTTTTTGACCTCCGCTGCCGGCGAGATGTCAATATCTCCCTGGATGACAGCCCATGCGCAGATCTGGCGCATCACGTTCAGCTCAATTCCCACGGTGTTGGCGCTGTACCCCTGTGTCTCAAAGCGTTTGATATAGCGCTTGATATCCAAGGGCGTTATGTTGCTGATCTCCTGCGAAAATGCCTCTTTCAGCCGCTTCACGGCGAAGCTGTAAACTCGGCGGGTGCTTTCGCTGATTTCCGCCTCTCTGGACTCCTCCCACTCGTCCGCCACTTCCGGGAAGCTACGGCCCTTTTCCTTTTTCTCCTGATACGCCAGGATCTTTCTATCAACCTCCCTGTCTGTCTTCCCCCGAAACGCCTTGCGCTTTCCATTTGGGAGTGTGACGATCCGCTCCTTCAGACCGTCCTTTCTGGTGTAATACTTGCTCTTTGCCATGATTTGCCTCCTTTTCTGCTTGCATTCAGCTGGAGGCTGTGCTATACTGTGAACTGAACAGAAGATAGCATAGCCCCTGTGATAATTTTGACCGGTTGTCGCTGTGGTCTTGTGCTTCTTCACTCCTTCCCCGTCAGGTGTTGCAGCACCCGGCGGGGTTTTCTTGTGTCTGCATTTATGCTCTATCGCAATATATAGGCATCTGCCAAAAAATTCGACAAGATTCTTTTTAATTTACCCATTGATTTACAGGTTTTTGCGTGTTATGCTATGCCTAGAATCAAACGTTTGTTCTACTCAGATCCCCGCCTTTTTCGCCAGCCGGTCTATGTAGTCGTCCTTGCGGTCCATCTGCTCCCGGAGCCGGTTGTTGTCTCCTAGCAATGATTCAACTTGCTTTTTTAGGTAAGCAACTTCCCTTTCATACTTGTCCTTTAGCTCCGAGATCCGCTTCTCCGCGTCCTCCCGCACGTTGTTGATGACCTTTTCCTGAAAGTCGTGGGTCCTGCCGATATTGGCCCGCAGTTGAGCCAGTTCTTCCTGCAATTCCTTCACCGTTCTGGTGTCCTCCGGCATCTCATCCAGAAAGGCCAGATAGCAGGGGTACTGACCGTTTGAGCCAATGGTGGCGTTTTCAATGGCGGTGGAGGTGGAGCGCATGATATCTTTCGCAAGAGACCCGGACATGACCCGCTCAACGGTTGCAACGGAAACATTGGCGGCTTCCGCGATTTGAGCGTTGGTCAGCTTCTGGATGTCTTTTGCATCCCGCATCCACTCACACCAGCGCTCAAGAGACATAGAAGAAGTGCGCGGACCATCGCAACCGTTCCCAAAATACTCACAGTGCAAACATCGGTTGTATGGCTTTTCCATATTCTTTTTCCTTAACATGATATTTACAGCCAATTCCATCCCGGTTGACAGGCGGCCCCTCAACCTTGCAGGACAGCACCGCAAAGGACAATGGTTGACCTCCTAACCTGGGATTTGAATTTTCCCCCTTAAAGTAGTAGGCTGTATCCAGCCCCATCAAACGGCCTGCCGGGTGTAAAGTTTGGCGACTGTCCGCCCGGCGGGCCACCCCAGAATATTTGACGGCCCCCTTGGCCGTTTTTTGATTCCTATAGAAAGGAGCAGCGATAATGCCTGTTGAATCGCTCCGGGACAACTTGAGAAGTCAGATCGACGCCATCCTGTCGGAAGCGACGGAAACACAGCTCCAGATTGTCCTGCAATTCATACGCGGAATGAAATGATTGCCTCCGACCGGCCCTTTATGGGTCGGTCTTTTTCATTTCCTCCACCAGCTCCCAGGCTTTTTTCTCCAATATCTCCCACTCCTCAACGCTCATGCGTGACATGACGGTGAGGAGTTTCTTTTTAAAATCGTCGCTCCCGAAAGAGACTTCACCGAAAAACTTCGCCAGCTCCTCGTTGCGGGTGAGCTGGCGGAACATCTCGCCCTCTCCCGTCCGCAGCCACGCCTCGTTGACGTTGAACTCCCGGCAAATATCGGAAATCGTCCGATCAGAGGGAACCCTACCCCCTGTCTCAATTAAAGAAATAAAGTTTTTTGTCAAACCAATGCGGGACGCAAAGTCGGCTTGATTCATGTTCTGAGATTTCCGAACTTTTAAGATTCTATCATTCATTGGAATCACCTCCTCACGCGCCCATTATAACACAAAATCACACCCTGTCAATCATTTTTTCAGAAATTTTCCAAAAAGCTATTGACTTGTATGATATTTCCTGCTAATATAATCACACAGGGTCAAACAACCCTGCACCCCAAAGCTACTACAGGAAGCGCATGGGAGATAAAAGAACACTCGTAGCGGCTCTGCGGATGTTCTTCTCGCGACAGGCTTTACCTCCCTTCTGGTGGATTGTGGATATTTGACCATGTGCTTCCTGTTTTAGCAATCCTGTCCCGAAGCGGCAGAAACGCCAGCAGGGCAGAAGCCCGTACTTCCGCCCTGCCGCGCCAAATTTTGCATTGTTCGTCTGCGCCGGTCTGCTGTGGTTGGCATCCCGGTCCCCCGCTACGGGTCAGGGATGCGGACTGCGCCGCGACTTTGCAGGTTTTGGTTCCTGCTGTTTGCCCTTTAGCTCACGGCACCCGGCTTTTTCTCCCTGGTTTGGGAGTGGCTACCGGGTAATGCGCGGGCAGATTCAAAAGTTTGGTCATCGTGACCACCTTCCTTTCTGCCGCTTCGGGCACCTTCATCATAGCATACCATCTCTGTCCCGTCTACCAGCACCGCGAGCAAGCGCCATAGCCCCTGGCCTGGGCCACGCTCAATTCAATGGCAATCTTGCTCTGCCGCAGATACTGGCACCCGTTCCGGTGATACTTCTCGCCGGTCCTGGTGATGTACACCGTCACTGTGACTGGCTCAGGCTCTGGATCTGGCTCTGTAGCTTGTGCAATCATTTCGTGGAGCTGGTCAACGGCACTAGTATTTCCGTTTTCCTGATTCTTTGGTGGTCTAAGCCAACTGTTTGCATCGTCTACGCCGTCGTTATACCCTCTGTCGTATGCCTTATCGATTTCCTCGTATTTGTGTGCACGGCCCTCTTCGTATCCGACTTTGTATCCCGTTTGATATCCGGCACTGTCTCCGTATTCTTTTCCGGCGTATCCGGATACAGCGACAAGGAGAACCACGAGTAACGCCGATATTTTTCTTTTCATCCCATCACCCCCCTATTTTACATGATTCTACACCATTCAACACCAGAAAGGAAGTGAAACCGTGTCCGAACACGAAAAGACCGTCGCCGAATCCATCGCCCGCGCCCTGGAGGCCCTGCCGGATCACAAGAAAGAATTTCTCGCCGGTTACGCCGAAGGCGTCAACGTCATGGCCTCCGCCCAGCCGGACAAGCCCTATGAGCAAGCGCAAGACCTATGACCCCGGCTATGCCCCGGCCAACGCCATTGCTTGGTGCGATCTCCATAACCGGGGCATGAACGCCAAATACATCAAAAAGAAGAGGCGGTGCATTTACGGCCGTCGTGTCTGCAAGCACTTCCGCTGGCTGCCGCTTCAAAAGTGATCAAAACCGCGTGGGCATGGGGTGAAGCCCCGGATCGTGGAATCAGCAGGCCGCGTTTCCTCCCCTTGCGCTGGCCGCTGCGCGGTGGTTGCCTCCCCGCCGCCTCCGGGACTTCCCCCTGTGCCCAGGCAACATAACAAAAAGGAGTGAAAGAAGCATGAGCGAACATCCCGCCTACCGTGATAATTTGGAGCAAGTTTTGCAGTTTACCGGAGGAAAGCACCTGCTGTCTCTCAGCGACGTGCGGCGCTTTACCGGACTGCGGGACGACAGGACCATCAAACGCCGGTTTCCATTTGTGGACAACCATATCAGCGCCGCCACTCTGGCCCGTTGCATGTGCGGAGGTCTGAAGTGCTGACTGGTAGAAGAGAGCCCCCGCCCCCGCCGCCGGTCAAGGTGGGGCAGAAGACGGCGGAGACCCCGTACTGGGGAACAGACGAGAAGTGCGGCCCGCACCCCTGTGTGGTGGAGTTTGTGCATCCTGCCCACCGCTGGTATCGCGTCCGGTTCACGGAGTTTGGCTTCTGCCAGGCATACAAATACTGAGGAGAAACCCATGAAAGACTTTGAACACTACATAGAGCTGGAGCGGGAGGCGTATCTGCGCCAGAAGCAGGCCCGTCTTTCCCGCCGGCAGGCCCGCAAGACCCGCATGGAACTGCGGCGGGCCAGGATCAGGCAAGCGTATCTGCTGGCACTGGGGCTACTGGCGGTCCTGTTTCTCGCCCTTTTAACGGCCCCTGCCGCCGTTTCCTCCGGGGAGGCCCAGCAACCCCTCCAGGCACCGCCTCCGCGCACCACGGGCATTTATTTCGCATCTGCGGCGGCCCAGGAAAGGCCGGAGCCAGCGGCGAAGAAAGCGGAGCGGGACGAACCGACTTTTTCCAGAGTCATAGAGAACGCCACCGCCACCCACTACTGCATCTGCAAGAAGTGCTGCGGCAAGGACCCTGACCACCCGGCATA